AGTGAACCCCATCCGCAATGTAACGGTCTGCCCGCTCAACGCCCATGACGTAGTAGGACTCGAGGGATCGGCAGAAAACCCGGTGAGTGTCGGCGTAAAGGTACCCGTCTGGTAGATCGTCGCAGCGTTTATCTGAAAACTCGTAGGGGCGAAGTTGACCGTATCGACTGTTGTCCCGGTTCGGTCGACAGTTACGACAGGCGTAAATACCGATAACGCATCGTTGGCAGCGTAGATCAGTAATTGCTCGCCTTGCGCCTGAATCCTCCACTTGCCATTACCGGCTGAAGCGTCGGACTCGATCAGATCGTAATACGGGGCTGCGTCTGTGACGGTGAAATTTAGCGCGGTTTCAACTCCCGCGGGGACATCATCCACCTGATAGATCGTTACATCGGCGGAATCTGTCAGAAGCACTCTGTAGTCAGGCAGGGACGGATCAAGGTAGATAGGCGCAAAAACACCGTTAGAATCTGCAACTACCGGGTTAGAGCTTGCTACGGTCAGCGCCGCGTCGGTATAGGTATTTTGCGCCGTTGCGGTCCCGGTCTGGGAAAATGTGAGCTTCCCGCCCGAGACAATAGCACCCACATTCAGGGGTACGGCCTTGGGCAAGTTAAAGAGTTGGCCTGGCAACTAATAATTCTCCGGTTGAAACTGATGGCGGGTGAGGCGTATACTCGGCGCATGCACCCAGGCATAAATCTTATGGTTGCGTTCGCCGTAATTGCCTATTTCATAGGCAGAAAACGAGGCAAGCCAGGAACTTACGTGCTACTTAGCATCCCCGCATCGTTCTCGGTTTACTTCGTTCTTATGGTTGCTATTGCGCGAATAGCTCAGAGCAACGTCTAGCGTCTAGGCCCCGGCAACCGTCTGCGAGTCGAGAGTGCTTCTGACAGATTCCGCCATTGCAGGGGGAGAGCGTTCGGCCCTCTGCGGACTAATTCAGATGCGGCCAAGGCGTTACGCTTTGTCAATATGGTAGCACCCAATCTGCCCGCCTCACCGATTCCCAGCATAGCCGCCGAACCTACAGGCCCGCCAAGCGCGAATCCTGCGCCACCGCTTAGAGTGGTAGAAACAACCCCTCTGGGCGCAAACTTGCCAACAAAGCGGAGCATATTAGCTGCCGTTCCGCCTTCTGCTACGCGCCTGATCGCAGCCTGTTCCTCGGAAGAAAATAACCTCATGCGGCGTTGGTTCTTTGCTAACGCCCGAAACTCTGTGCGTAAGGCATTCTCCATCCCAGAGCCGGTAAAGTTGGGCGCGGTCAACTTCGCTCTGTCGATGAGATTCTGTATTGACTCCCCTTTGCTTTTCCGCTGCCAAAGGTTGCGAGCGGTTACTAATGCCTCAGACCCATCAATTCCGCCCATGAATTCATCCAGAGAATCACGCATGATGCCGGCCATACGGCCATCAGCAGCGTTGGGACCCTTACCGGCGTCGTTGATTATCTTCCTATAAATCTCGGCTCCCTTGAGAGAGATATTCTTGTCGGAATCGGCCATTAGCCTACGCAGTGCAGCCGTAGCGCCTGGGTGCAATGTGGTGTCTATACCTTCGTCAGCAAGCGTGACCTTAAGATCGTCAACAAATTTCCCGAAATCAGCCTTCGGTATCACGGCGCCCGATTGTTCCGCAGCGCGGTAAGCTGCTGCAGATTCTCTGGCTAACTGCTGAGTAGTAGGCGCGGGTTCGGGTCGTGATGTGCGCTTTATAGGTTTTAGCGTCTTGGACGATCTGAGAGCTTTCAGGCCAGCAGCTCCTAGCCCGAACTCCATTGCTGTCCGGGCTAGAGTGGCGCCTATAACGTCAGTTGGCTCCCCAGCGTCCTCTGCTGTCCTGTCAGCGAACTCAAGCGCCGGAGCAACAAGGTTCGCTAATCCCTCACTGGTTCGCTGCCCTACTTCCGTGCGCGGCCGATAGGTAAGCTTGTCTTGTATGTTCGCTCTCGCAGATTCGGCAGTTCTGCCGCCAGGAATAGCGCCGGCTAGTAATCCGCTAAACCCGGCCGGAATATTCGCTGCCGCGCCAGTACCCATTTGCAAGGCCGTCTCGCCAAGCCCTATGGCTTCCTCTGCCAAACTACCGTATCTAGGGGCTTGATGGCTTGCCTTCCACGCAGAAGCGGCCTGTGCCAGTTCTAGCTCTAATGCAGGACGATCACTATAAGCGCCAGCCTTTAGCTGCGCCTTCAGCGTGTCGAACTGTTCCGGTGTAGTTATTTCAGCCATTAAAGAGAATCAATAATTGATTGAGCTTCGCTGCCAGCATCGGGGGACGAATCAGGCTGCCCGACTTCTGTGGCCAGTTTTGCTCGTATTCGTGAATAGTGCTGCTCGACCCTTCGCAGATTAGAAAGCATTTGAGGCGGTGACTGAGATGTGCTGAGCGCGGAAACTGCCGAGCCAAGCAACGTCAACTCTCGCTCTGAGACCGGCCCCAACGCACCGCCAGTCTTCGATGACTCCTTCATCTGCTGGAGACGATCGAACGACAGATTCGCAACAATCGTGTCTACTGTTGCCTGCAAGTCAGTGGCTTCTGTCCCAGCGATTTTCTGAAGGACTACGCCAACCGGGCCAGTCGTCCAAGCATTCACACCGCCTAGAGCTTGGTTAACAAGGTCAAGTGTGTTGTCAACCGTCGCCATCGTCTCAAGTACCGCGCTCTCGCGCTGCGGTCTCGTCAACTCTTGATCTGTAGCGAAGCCTGCTTCCTGCAAAGCGGTTTGCCTATCAACAGCGGCTTGTATCTCAGCAGCTGGTGACGAGAGATCGGTAGGATCAACGCCAGGGGGATTCAACACGTTCGGCGAGCCCTCGATATCCACGACCTGCTGTGATCGCTTAATGGCTAGATACACCCTTTGCTTTTCCGGGGTTAGGGTGTTGTAGTACTCATACTCCTGAATCGCAGATGGGTTATCCGACGCTCGCGGTATTGCCGTTCCGCCCTGAACTTTTGCACTATCGCTAATCTGCTGGAACTCGACCTCGTTGTACGGCTCGTTGAACGCAGGATGTAACACCCCTCTGCGCTTGCCTTCCTCTACAAATGCGCCATAGGTTGCAGGATTGACTAAGACTTGCTCAGACGCATTGACGAGCCATTCGGTATTAGCCTTCCTAGCGTCGTCATCAAACTGATTCGCGCTAGTAATGGCGTTCGCCTGCCCCGTAGCACCCAGCCGAGCGTAGTCCTGTGCGCTCGCGTTTGGCCCGAGGCTACTGATTGCCTCTTGCTGAGCTACTTGCTGGCGGCCGAGCGCGTTACGGTTTCTGTTAAACTCGTTCAGTTCCCTGTCACGTAATCCGGCGCCGTAGGTGTTCTGAAGGCTGAGTTGATTGATTGGCATTCTCTATCCTCGCCCGCGTCTGTTCAGGTAGTCATACGAGGATTGTAGCCCCCCGCCTGTCCACGCATTGCGCTGGGGCTGCTGATTGCCGAACAGCCCCGCACCTTGCCCGTACATAAAATTTCCAATCCCTGCATTGATTGAGTTGCCCACGGCCTGTAAGCCTGAAGCCCTAGCATTGCCTCCAGCTAGTAAAGCGTTGCCAGCCTGACCGGCCGCATTAGCGCCGGCGTAAGCAGTGCCCTGCGTTGCCGTTTGCCCAACGCCCGCTAACCCAGCCTGCCGGTTCCAGTAGTTGCCGTACTCTTGAGAAGCAAGACCGGAGTTATATGCGGCTAAGGCTTTCAACGCATTCCCGCCGCTACCGCGACCGGCGAAACTGTTTTGTATGTTCCGCGTGCCTTCGTCGCGCCTAAACTCGTAACCGGGTGAATTGAAGAAACTGCTGTTGTCACCCTGAGAAAGTGAATTCAATCTCCCAAGAGCGCCAACACCAGCCTCTCGATAAGGGGCAAAGTCCGATCGGGTCTGGTTGTACTGCCGGCGTGATTCATTTACTGACGCCCTGGAAGCGTCTGCTTGTTCGTCAGCGCCTTTTAATCCGAACAGCCCGCCGATAATGGAACTGCCAATAATCCCGCCAAGTAATGACATTAAGCCGTTGCTCCTAAGTTATCCAAAGCCGTCTTTATCGCGTTAACCGCTGCCTGGATGGCCGAAAAGTTAGTGTTGATATCCGCGTCATCGCCAGTGCCGGATATGGTTGTCATGCTCAAAGTGCTAGGGGTTGTTTGCTGCCCTACCGGAGTAGTCCCGAAGAATCCTACCGTCCCATCGAGTCCGACGGCTGCCGAGAAGTTCCAGCCCGCCGCCTCAAGCAGAGTCACCGTCTGGGCTACTGTGAGGGCTTGGGGGACACCTGTAGTCGAGAGGCGCCCAACTATGGTGTCGCCCGCTAAGTCGGCCATCTTCGCTAACGTTACAGACTCGTCCTGCAACATCTCGGTAGTTACAGAATTTGCCTCGGCGGAGATGTTCTGCTCCCGCATCCACTTCGCCCACTCTCGGAGATTGCCCGGGATCGCGGCGAAAGGTCTTAGCTGTACTGTCACAGTCTCCCGCCCTTCACTTCTACAAAAGTGTCGGCAATCGTTACACGAACAGGATCACTCACCGCCGCTCGGTACACTCTCTGCCTTGCGCTTCCGAGTGAGTGCCAGATAGCGCGGTTCTCGTACTCACCGATTTTGCCGAGCTTCTTATTCGGCAGGCTCAGCCAAGTAACGCCGCCATCATCGGAGTAGTCCAGCATAATCTCAGGGTCCGAGCCCTGGCCCGTGGTAAGCCCTACACCCACTTCTGCAACAACCTCGAATCGGTAATGGAACGCCCGTTGCTGTTCTGCATACACGGGCTGATATGTCCACTCCATTCTCTGGGTAGAGCCCCAGTCTTCATACGTGGTGGCGCTTAACTCGCCTATCTTGTTGCTAGTCGAATCACCAACTAACTCGAGCCCGAAGGCCGAGGCGTGTGACTCAGGATGCCAAAAAGTGTCGTTATACGTCTGTCGCTCGTGCCATGAGCCGGTTGTAGCATCAAAAACAAACGTCCCCTCTGAGAAAGACAGGACATAAAACAAATGGCCATCTTGTTTGTAAGTAAACGCCTTGCCCGATGAAATCGTGGCATCACCGATCGATTGCTCTATGCCGTGGTTACTGACTCGAATCGGTGTTAATCCGTCCAGCTTTCTCACGGTGTAGTCGTCAGCAAGCCAGAATACTGAGTTATCGAGTTTTGCTATGGTGCGTCCGTTAAGACACCCTTGCTCGATATAGCCGTTAATCGACCTTTCAAACGGGAATCCAGAGATTCCTGTGTTCTCCCACAACTCAACGGACTTCTTGCCGAACAACAAAGCCTGCCGATGGTCTACTTTCATCCCCACGAGATCATCGGGGGAGGCGTCGGCGTTATTGAACTGTAAGGCGTCGTATGATGTCGCTGAGCCTACGTCTGAGGCAAAGAACGTCCCAGAGTCAGGCTGTCGAAACAACAAGTAGTTATCAATGAACTCCACATCGCCCGCGCCTAGAGCGAGAAAGTCTGTGTCGGTGATCTGCCCGAACGTTGTCTGGTCCCAGTAATAGGCCAAAGGGTCATTTACTACGACGACCGAAGTAGAATTCGAGTCGATGTCGATGTTCCCTGGAGACCCTATGTTTCCCAGTAGGGTTGCCGTCTTGTTGGAATCGACCTTGTAGAGTTCAGACCCAGAAACAACAAACAGCAGACCTAGAGCCGAGTGCATCGCCTTGATGCTCCCCGTACCTACCGTCGTCCATGCCTTTGCGCCAGGAGTCCTCGAGAGGTACACCGGGCTCTTAGCGTCTGGTGGTAGCTGCTCCGCATAGCAGTTTAATAGCCTTGAAGGGCTCGTAGGGCGGCTTCGCAGTTCGTAAGACTGCAAGGGTAGAGAGAAGCGAGGCATTACGTTTCAGTCAGAATGCGGCCGCCAGTCCGATACTTACCCTCTCCTGCTGGCTGATAGCGCATATCAGAGACTTGCCCCTTATCGACAATGGACTTACGCATAATCATGCGGTAGCTATCGGTCGCCGCTACTGCCAACTCAGGCGATACAGTAGCGCCGTATAAGGGGGCAATCCTTACCGCAAGTTTGGCAATAACTCCGTCCTCGGCCCATTCAGGGATCGGGATGGTGTCGGCTGTAGAGGACTGCTTGAAGTACCCCAGATCAATCCCGTTCTCGGTCCATGCCTCAAGCATGCGATTGAGCGCACGCAAAGAGTGGGCGCCTTGTTCGGCGGATGCAGAGTCGATCTCCGAAATTACATTGAGTTCGCGTAGCGCGTCCTCGATTATCCCGAGATTGGTCGCCATTAGTCAGCGTTGACCTTGCGCCAGATAACCGTGATTCGCCCTGTAGCCGCATCATTCGGATCGACAACCAAAGACGTATCGCATCGAATGCCGGCGTAGTTTGTGGTCGTTCCAACAGCAGCGGACGCGGCGAGCGCGGCGACTGTATTCGTCGCGCCATCCAACACAGGCAAAGCATGAGCAGATAGCACGGTCGTAACGACAAGCCCGTAAAGAATGCACGGACCTGTATAAACAGTTGTAGAGTTATCGGCCACATCCACTACTGTGTACTGACACTCGTTATGGGTAATTTGCCCATGGCGAGTGATGGCCTCGATAGGAGTAAGTGCAGCCATATTGATTCCTCAATTACATGTTAAAATAACGAAGCCCGTCTAGGCATCTTCGATACACCAGAAGAGGCAGGCGCTACGTATATGGAAGCCAAAAAGAAGCACCACATACGCAACGCCTAACCCCGGTAATGGTAGTTAAATTAACTACTTAACTATCAAAATGGCGTTGCTAAGGTGCCTACGCCCATCATCGTACCGCCGATAGTCCAGGTAGTCGTACTGTAGGCCGTCACTGAAAAGTGAGTACCCACAAGTCGCCCTGTAACATCAGAGTCGCCAGTGAACGCAACCGTCGCCGTAGGATCAGCAACAAACGTATCGCCGCCCTCCGCTACCGATGTCGACGAGCTATCGAGACCGCCGCCGATAAACGTGGTGGCCGCGTCCGTGGTCACGGAATAAGTGCCCGTACCCGTAACGGTTGCCACGAAATCGAAGGTAGTACCAACGTCCCGCGCCGAGATAGCAGGCAAGGTGTAAGCCTGACCCGCTGCGGTGTTGAACAGACACAAAGCGCCGGACTGAGCTACAGTAAGCGTAGTAGCCGTACCCGCACCATCCACCACTTCTCGAGCAGCGCCATGAAGCACGCTGCCATCTGGAGAGCCATAGTCAATGCGCTCTCGTGTTACTGGAATAGCCATGATTTAACCCTCCCTTAGTTGCTGATCCTGCAAGCCCATTCGGGTCGCAGCGTCTTCCAGCCATAAAGAATGTCGAGTCTCAGGAGCAACTCATCGTTCCTGATATCCGACCCCTGCCAGACCCTCAGACTCAAGCCGTCTTTTTGTCTTCGCACGGCCTTGTCTGCATCCGCGTAGAGCGGCAGATCGGCCGTGACAAACGTAAAGGCGTCCTTGTGGTACATGAGGTTCTGTTGGAGGCTCGCCGAAGCGGCGCCATGCTGCACCGTTGCGTCGTCCTCGATTGAAGCAAAGGTCGTTCCCGTAATTGAAACGTTCTGCTTCGGACCAGCCGCATACAGCGCGGGAGCGAAAGTGATATCCGCCTGGTTGCTGGAAATGCTGCCAACGGAAGTAATCACCAACTGCTTCCGATGAGAGTACGCAGCCTTCGTCTCGGGGTGACAATCGTACACCGTATCAATGGTGAAGACCGTTCCCACTGTGGGAACAACCGTGCCCATCGCGTCAAAGTTCAACACGTTAACGCTGTTGTTCTCGTCGGCGTCTCCGGTCGCTAACCGAGTCGTATCGTCAACCGCCCAAGCCACATCGGAATCAGTGCCATTGGTATGCACGTAGGTCTTCTCATTCTCGTAGAAGTCCGCCATTGCATTACGGGAGATGAACCCCTCCCGGAATGACTCACTGACCTGACCTCCGTCATGGAACAGACCCTGCACGCCGTTGACAATAGTACCCATCGTGACGGAATCGAACTGAACGTTACGATTACCGTCTTTCGGGGCGAGCTGTTGGTTGAGCTTCGCTCGAGCGTCCGTGATTGCAGAAATGTCAGCAGAAGCCCCAACCACCGTTCCGGCAGTACCAGTCAACTGATAGACATCCTTGGTTACGGCTGAGAGCACATCTCCCTCTATGCCTGACACAAGGACAGAAACAGCGGGTTCGATGTAACGCCTGGAGTATTCGTCAATACTCAGCTTCCACTCCGCAGAGTTCCACTTCATATCAACGCCGTCCTGCGTTGCGACAGTCACAGATTGAGTCGTCTCATTCTGATCCTGCACAGCCATAACACGAGAGCCCTTACGCCGCGTGTATTGGTTCGGATTACGGACACGTAACGTATCCCCAATCTTCGCCCCTTCCTTGGCGTATGAGTTATCGTAGCTTCTATCGATGGTTCCCAGGAACGAGAGCTTTTCATGCGCAATGCGCAAACTCTCCCTGGCCACCATATCGATAGTGGTTAATGTATTAGCCATGATTTACCTCGAAGGAAAAAAGCAGCTATCGAGCTGCAATTTGTTTCCTCCGCAACTTGTCGAACTCGGCGTCGGACAACTTTGGATCGTCTATTCGTCCCTTTACACCGGGGTCGCTGCCCTCTAATTTCTTGGGCGGCGGAGGGGCCTTGCTGACAATCTTTGGCTTCGATTTCTGGCTGGATAAGCGATTGGAGATACGACCCAACTCAGCCGAAGCCATCCTTTCGGACAGCCCGCTGATTCGGGTTGCTACGTCTGGATTCTTGCCCAGGTAGTAAGCCAGTTCCGGCCCGTCCTCAAAATCCATCACTATTGATGCGACTTGATCTGAGATCGGGGCGTAGTTGGCTACGCTCTCGTAATCGTCTACCGTCTGTGAAAACTTGGCGGCGCGAGCCTCGAACGTCTGCCTATTGACTAAAGCCTGTTGCTCTTGGTGCCACTTGGACGCTACGCCTTCGGCGGCCTTCTCGGCGCGCTTCTCGGCAATCCCGAACAAGTGATCTCGGTACTGGGCTTCGTCATAGTTGAAATCCGCAAGCGACTTCGGTACTTCTGGCTGTTCCGGTTCCTTAGCTGGCTCCGGTTGAGCCTGTTGCCGTTGGGCAAAGTCTCGCCATTGGTCCCTGTCTCGCTCTGCATCGCGTCTAAGCCTTGTCAGCTCATCGATTCGGGCCTGAACGCCCTTACTTGTGGCCGTCTCAGGTGTATCGTCAGAATCGGTGACGGCGGGGGATGAATCCGCTTCGTTTCCTTCGTCAGCTACCTCGGCGTCCGCCTCGGCTACGTCAGATTGGCTTACGTCTGCATCGTCTTCGGGCACATCTTCGCCCTCGCCTTGCGGCGCTAGTTCGTCAGTCATGGTTTTCCTCGCCCTGTGAGAATCCACAGGTAGACGCCTCGATAACCCTCGAGTGGGGGTCTAACCTGCACGCATATACAGTGTTAGGGCCGCGTGAGATGCCGTCTGAGACGACTTCTCGTTAATTAGGTACTAGGGTGGCACCCCCAATCAGGGGCGCTCAGAGAGCCTTATATGCTCGTGTCGAATACGACCTCTTTGCACTCGTATTCGATCGGGAGATAAGGGAATTGGCTTCTCATTGACTGAACCATCAGCGGGATGGCCGTTTTGCAGTCACTCAAAGTGTTAAACGTCCGTATTCCAGACAGAACGCCGGAAGGCCCATGGCCGCCATTCCACAAGACATAGAACAGGATAAAGGTCTTCACTTCCGAACCTCCCAGATGTAACACTTAGCCGTACAAGCGACTTTCACCCAGTCCCCATGCTCGAGATCAGGATAAGCGTCGTACAGCATCTTCCTTTTGCCATCGATCAGGACCCAATGAACCCCACTCATGTAGGTTCCTAGTCCTGTTATGCCCCCCTCGACTATCGTCAATGAGGGAACTCCAGATGTGGCGCCCATTAGTAAGGTAGCTAGTGAGTAAGCAACACCCCAGCAACCCAAACGCCAAGAACGATCAAATAGACGAGTACGAATATCTTGTATGTTCGGTTCATTGGGTGACATTCTCGTACTCAGGGATAGCTACCAACTCGCCGTTCTCTCGCTTGGCTCTGAGCTTCATCACCTTTGGCGTGGGCGCAAATACTACCTGCGGCTGATTCTTGCCCTGTATCTCGGCAAGGGTTTGTACCGACGCCTGCATGAACTCGGCAACGAGCTTCTGTATCTCAGCCATTGCCTGGTTCAACTCGTTCGACAAGCCCTCTCGGGTCTCCCCCAAGCCTTCGGCTGTCTGATCGGCTTTCTTCAGCGTGAGCTCGGCGAGTTTCTTCGTGATCTCAGCCTCAAAAGCCGTCTTCTTAGCTTCCATATCAGCTAGGGCAACTTGAATCTCGAGCTTGGTCTTCTCGGCAACGTTCTTTTCTTCCTCGACCTCTGCCGCGGCCGCTTGAACTAGCTGGCCCTGCTCTTGGACTTGCTGCATAGCCATTTCGGCCTGTTGCATCATCTGTTGCACTTCAGGCGGTATTTCAGAATCCGAGTTGATTAACTGCTGAATCTGCGGCGGCAGGATAGCTTGCCACCGTTCTGCGATATCCTCGGCGTAGGGGAAATCGAGCGACTTGAATACCAGGTCTCCAGCGACTTGCATCAACTCAGGATTCTGCCCCGCAATCTGGCCGTAAACCTCGGCCGCTTCCTGCCTCAACGTGCTGAAGCTCGGACCTGTGGTGATCGTTACGTCGTATTTGCCAGCCGACATATCGTTGATGCGTATAGTGTCCCCGTTCTCGTCCTCAACGAATTGGTTGATCGTCTCGTAACTCTCCGTTCCATCAGAGCCTAGAATTCTAATCTCACGCTCTGCGTCGTATATCTCGGGGATCAGGTCAATGAGGATCTCCCACGTTCGCCTGATACCCTTCGCCATGTTGTCGGGGAAATTGTATGTGACGATCTGAGCCTGACTTTGCTTTCTCGCTAGTGCAATTCCCGACTTCTCGCCCGACTCCTCACCGAATGAGGCTTCGTGCAAGCCCGAGGTATCTCGTATGTCATCAGACGCAATAACCGCTTGTTGCATCAGAGCAACGGGAACGTCGGCCCCTCCCATTCGTTGCGGGGGCGCACCCCCTGTTGAGGGGTCCGGGTTGTACAGCATGAACGGGCGATTCTGATCGTGAGCGGTCGCCCATTGGTTCGTTAAGCCCTCTGCTTGTTCTGGTGTCGCCCACCATTTAGCTCTAGGTGCACCAGCTATCGTCTCGTCTATTGCTGTACGTGAGACGTTGTAGGACCGCTGAGCGTCCTTGGAGAAGCGATGCAGGCCCCACCATAAACTCTTGCCGTCGACTACCTTGTATTCGCCGTGGACTTGAACGTAGCGATGCTGAGAGCCCGCTAGTTCCACAGGCTGCTCTAGCACCGCATCACCAGAGATAATCACTCGCATGATCTTGTGGTACTTGACGAGCCGTGTCCGTTCTGGCTGAACGCCTTGCTCTGCTAAGGCTTGACCCTCATCAGATTCAGAGTCGACCACAATCTGCTTAGAGCCTTCGCCATCAGGTACCGTGAATAACCACAGGTCTTTCTCGGCGGGCTCTTTGTAGTCGTACAGAGCAATACGTACTTGCTCTTCGCTCTTCCAGTCGTCCTCGTCCTCAAAGATAACATCATCGAAGCTAACTGGGTTGGCGTCGGGGTATCTCTCCTCAAAAGACGCCTTGGATATCTTCTCTGTCAGAATCCAGTCATCGGCATCACGCTTGAGAAAGTCCTGGCTGCTCGGATCGGAAAAAAGACAAAACGGGTTCTTGATCGCCCTAACGATTATGTCTTGGTCGAACGCCGAATCACTTGAGTACTCAGTATCGATCTGCCAGGCGGCCATGCCTGCGTCGACTAAGTACTCAGCCGCATGATCCACAACCGTATCGCCATCCGATATGTTCCAGATGTTTCGGATCAGGCCCTCGTAGAGCTCGGCTGTGTTCTTATCGCCCCCTTCAACTGCCCGTACCTTCCCCGCAGGACGATTAGCACGGATCTCGTTGATTACTCTCTTGCCTGCCGGCCTCAGCTTGTTGAACTCATAGCACGGCCTGTCGCCACGGTTCTGAGTCATGTTGTCGTCCCACTGCTCGCCTGGGACGTTAACGAACCTGAGATCCTCTAACGCCAACTCTCGGTTCTCTTGGTCGGCCTCGGACATGACCTTGTAACGATCACGCACACGCCTGATGAGCTTGCGATCGGCCTCAGTCTCTTTCTTTGTTCGCTTAGGCATTAACCGGACCAGCCTTTAAAGCCGCCGTAAGGATCTGGGGTGTGCGCCTGCTCGTTTTTCATCTGGTCGGCCACTACAGCCATATACCTGAAAGCATCTGAGCCGTGCGAGTGCTGGTCATGTAGTGGCGCTCCTGGTTCGTTAGTAGCTTGATTGATCTGGCGCTTGTAGCGTCTCAGACACTCGATCAGCCTTCCCGTCTTATCCTCATCTAAGAAGATGCGAGAGAAAGTCTGCCTGGCCAATTTGATTCCTGCCTCAATGCCAATATCAGGCACGATCTCTACATCCCGGCCTAAAGCCTTCAGTACGTCTTGTGCGCTCTTGCCAGTCTGCGGGTTCTTGTGCTTGCCATCGTGAGGCAGATAGTCCTTGCCCCATCGATAGGGCTTAGACTCCAGCTCCTTCACGTAGCTATCGTAGGTTCGGTGCGAGTCCTCTATGTAGTCAATGACCATCAGGCTACTCGCAACCTTCTGAACCATGATGATCGTCATCTGGTCGTTCCAGCCGAGATCCCATACACAGTGAGTCAGTAACTCAGGGTCGTGAGGCATGGGTCTAATGCGTTTCTTCTCAATCGCCAGGGCTACTTCCTTAGCGTAGATTGCGCCTTCAACCGCTGATCGGCAATTACCTTCCCACACGTTATCGTAAGCTTCGGGATCTCTCGCCTTAAGGGCTAGCCGCTCTTGCTCAAGCACTTCAGGAAACCACGGATTGTCCGTGTAGTTCAGCTTGAGCAGTACCGCGTTCTCTGGGGTATGAACAACGAACCTTTGATATGTCTCGTCTGTATCCAGTTCAGGATTAAACGTGACCCATATCTCAGATCCTTCCTTCCGAATCGTCGGGATAAGGATTTCCCACGACTTCCTTGATACGACCTGAGCTTCCTCAACCCAAACAATATCAACGCCCTCGAATGACTTGATCTTCGCAACGTCTTGGGTCCTAAGCCCTGTGAATAAGAACTGCGTCCCGTTCGCCCCAGTGATCTCGTTCTTAGTGACCTCATAGAAGCCCTCGAGCTCTAGCTCACCAATCTGGTCCCTTAACAGTTGATGAACCGAGTCGGCAATCGTGTTCTGTATCTCTCGAGTACAGAGAATCCTTAGCGGCCTGTTCGCCCCCTTGATAAGCAACATCCTCGCAACGGACCAGGACTTCGTTGAGCCCCGGCCTCCGTAGAGGATCTTGTATCGTCTGGGTTCAGTTAATGGTCGGAGTTTCGGCGGGAAGCTCGCTCTTGTCGTCTGCCTTGCTGCCGTCAAAATCAACCTCTATATTGCGATGCTCTATCGAGCCTGAATGCACTGTGTCTACAGGGATCAGGCGAGCGTAGAGCTTGAAAAACTCGGTCGGATGCTCTGCGCCCCATTCAGTCAGCTTCTCAATGCCGCCCATGCCCTGAAACGCTAGATTGAATGCTTGCTTAGCGGTTGCAGTGAACTTGTTTGACGTTCCCTTTGGTCTGCTCATATAAATTCGCTTAGTTTATTTCCTAACCCTTTGTTACGCCAAGCATTATTTCTTCCGCTCGTGCCCCTTTCGGGGCTTGTAGTTCTTGCTCTTGCCTTTGTGCGGCATCAGGTCATCCCGTATAGGTTAGTAATAGTCCATTCC